AGCGCGACGTGTCGCACTGATACTGATGATGACACCGCATTCCCCCACCCATCCAGTTTCGACCGGCAGGCGTCGGCCAGTTCTCGCACCGCCTCATAGGTCTCGGCGTAGAGCTCCAAGGCGAGCGTCACGACCGGCAGCCCGCCACGGGTATTGCCGAGGGTCGTCTCGCGGGTGACCGCCTGACGCCGCCACGTCGCGAGCGGGAGAGCCGCCGAGGCAGGGGCGAGCACCGGGTAGATGCGGGTGCCGAGGATTGCGGCCACAGTCGCGTCGGCGAGCAGGGCGTCGGCGACGGCTTTTTCTGGTGACTTGAATGCCATCACAGGTTCCCCGTGGCCGACCGGGTCAGCGTGCTCAGGGCACGCTCCAGCGAGATTCTCAGTTCACGCGAGAGAATCTCGGCGACCGTGGTTGAGGTTTGATCCCACGTCGTCTTCAGCGGCGGTTGGCCGAGGATGCCGCCAGCCCGCAGACCCTTGATCGTGATCGGAGTCGCGGATCGCTTGAAGAACGCCTGCGGGTAGCCGGGCTGCGTCTCGACCCGCTGCCCTTCCTCGCCTCGCGGCGGTCGCGGTGTCGGCTTGAGCTTGAACGGCCCCAACTTATTGAACGACGAGGCGTAGTAGGCGTTCTGGCCGCTCACTTGATGAGCCCGAACCGTCGTGACGCTGCCGCTGCGGTTGCGTCTGGTGTGCGACTTGCGGGCGTATGGCGTGTTCGAGAGCTTGTCGATGACAGTGTCTTTTGTGCCTTGCTCCAGCCAGAACTGGTGGAACGCACGGTCCGATCCTTTGCGGACTCGACCGCCCTGGGCCGACTCGCTCGCACCCTTCCCCGCACGCTTGTAGCCGAGCAGCCCGACCGCGTTGCCGTCCTTTGAGTACCGCACGATTTTCACCGATGCCGCACGCTTGAGGTTGCCGGTCGGTCCCTCGGGCGTGTTTTGCTTCAGACGCTCCAGCGCTGGTGCGAGCGCCTTTTTCAGCGCTTCTTCGATGATGCGAGCCTTTTCGGGCGGCTCTAGGATGCGACCGATCGCCGCCTGCAACTCGCGCAGCTCGGCAATCTCGGCGGTGATCGTGATCCCTGCGGTCGCCATCAGTCGATATCCTCCACGCACAAGAGCTCGTGCTCGGTGCGGTTGTTGTGTTCGAGGAGCGACGTAATCTCGAGGATGCGATCACGCCACGACAGACGCATTCGCTGCGTCAGCCCGGTCACGTATCGCATCCGCACGCGGTGCGTTACCTCGGTCTGCTGCTGACCGGACTGGAGCACCTCGCGACCCGACAGCCCGTCCACGCTCGCCCACACTTCGGCGAACGTGCCCCACGTCTGCACGACCTCGCCGATCGAGTTGCGAGCCTCGGTCGCACTCTGGATCGTGACTCGCTCGCGGAGGCGTCCCGGATCAATCGCCATACATCACCAGCGTGTAGGACGACGTGCCAGCGGTTGCATCCACGCTCACCTGGAGCGAGGTCTCCGTCGAACCGACCTCGGAGACAGCACCCTGCTCGGCACGCGACATCACGAGCGGCTTGCCTGTGGCACCGCCGACGCACTTCACAAGCGTCGCGCCGGTCGCCGAGAACACGACGCGAGAGACGGACGAGAACGACACGGCAGAGCCCGATGCCGCCGTGTACCCAGGCGAGGCGAGCGTGATCGTCACGGCTGACGTGCCGCACGTGCCAGAGACCAGGGCGACCTTGCCCGACGTGTACTCGTTCGAGGTCTGGAGTGCCACGACCTTCGTCGAAGACACGCCGGTAGACGACGCCGTATCGGTGAACTGTGAATCGACGATGATGCGTCCGTTCATGTGTACGATCCCCACTTCACGGAGTCGAGGAGATGCTTGACGCCAAACGGCATCTCGGAGAGCGACACGGCATCCGCCGCCATGCGACGCTCGTACCACTGGCCGACGAGCATGAGGATCGCCGCCTTGACCCTCGGCGAAACCTTGCTGCCGTCGTCGCCGCGACCGCCCCACCACGTGACCGTGACGCTGCCGTAGTCGAGCAGGTGGCTCGGCCACGATCCGGCGTAGAGCGTCCGCAGCGTGCCGGGCTTCGCGTCTCGATCGACGCGGTACTCGGTCGTCGAGAGCGTCGCCGTGTTGCCCGCCTCGCTCGCGGTGTAGACGATCGACACCGCCGTGCGGCCGGTGGTCTGGCTCATCGGCGGGCGCGGTAACTCGATGACCGCCGGGAACGCATCGAGCCGCATCACGTACTCCGTGTCCACAAGCGTCTCGTCCATGTACGTCTCGCAATACTCGCGAGCCGCCGAGATGAGCGCAGCGATGTAGGCGTCGTCGGTGTTGTGATCGACGCGGATGTGTGCCTTGGCGTCGGCGACGCTCACCGGTTCGACGACCGGCTGCGTGGCGACCTTGAGGCTGCGATACCGCTTGCCGTCATTCATGCCGTCGCCCCCTGCGTCGTGGCGTCACGTCTGCTCGCTCCGCGACCGGCTCCACCGCTGCCGTCTCGATTAGCGATTGCTGCGTCTCCCGCTTCGCGTAGCCCCAGGCGAGGAGCCTCGCGGCGAACGACTCGTCCACCTCGACGAGCTCGTTCGCCCTGTAGGCACCGTAGGCACGCAGCATTCGCACCCGTATTGTCGTCATTCACCCACCCTCCATGCAGTTTCGGGCGGTCGCTTCGTCCGCTGCCACGAGGTCGTGTGCTGAAACACCGGACCCGAGAAATCCTTGCTCGGCCACGAGATCACGTACTCGCCGTGACCGATGACCACGCGGGGCGTGATGAAGAGGCGGTTGCCACTCGCCTTGAATTGCCTCCAGAACCACAAATCGTCATCGATCCGCCCGTCGCCCCAGCCGCCCTCGGCGTCTGGCTTGCTGTGAAACCACGGCTTGAGCGTTCGCCGCAGCGCCCTGGTGGAGATGATCGTGCAGCCGAAATGAGCCGCATCGACCTGCTGGACAGGCTCAGCAAACCACGACAGCGGCAGTTCGGTTTTGCCGTCGGCGGGCGGGTCGTCCATCGTGTCGAGAAGCGTCAACATCGGCCGCCCGTCCTCGCGTTTCGCTTGGATCGGGGCGAGGGCGTCGCACTGGCAGGTCATCGCCAGAGCGAAGAGCCTCTCGACATCGGACTGCGTGACAAACGTGTCGTAGTCGAGCGTGATGATGTACTCGGTCTTATCCGAGAACATCTCAAGCATCCGGGTGAGGGCCATCGACCAGTAGGCACCCTGCCCGAGCGTCGGGCGGATGTGCAGCGGCATGAGGCTCTCGATGAACGCGAACACATTCGTCAGCGGCCCGAAGCGGGGAGCCGACAGCACCGCCTCGGCACGCACTTCGACCGACGTATCGCCGACCTGAACGATCACGCGTAGCCCTCCAAAGCGAAACGGCGGGCGGCTCGTCGCCACCCGCCGCTCACTGTGTCGGTCGTGTCAAGCCGATCAGCCGCTGACCGTGGCGTTGACGCCCTTCGCCGAGGCGCTGACCGGGCCGTCGTTGCCCTTGCCGAGCCGGGCGACCGTGTAGACGGTGCCGGTCGTGTACGGCGTGGCGGTGACCTTGAGGTAGCGCTTCTTGCCCCGGCAGTCCACGTCCATCCGCACGACCACGTCGCCAGCGGTGGCGGTCGGCGTCGGGATCGTGAAGCCGCCGGTGCCGCCACCGACGAACGCCGTCACGTCGGAGTAGGACGAGTTGTCGTCCGACTCGGACAGCTTCAGCACCGTGAACGCCGCCTGGCTCGTGTAGCCAGCGTTCGCCCACGGCTCCTGCCCCACGTCGAGCGACACGTACTCATACCCGAGACGGTCGATCACCAGCGTGTGGGTCTGCGCCGCCGTCAGGTTCTCGCTGTGGCCGACGACAGACTTCGTGGCTTCGAGATGGTTCACGTTCTAGATCTCCTCGGAGGGTTGAGAGTCAGTCAGTCATCAGCCGAACTTGAGGGCCACGACCGGGCCAGCCTTCGTGGTCGAGCCCACGTCAGACACGACGATCGCGTTGCGAGTCGAAGCGAACGTGAGGGTCTGGTCATACTCCATCCAGCGGTCGGCAGACGTGCGGATCTGGATCGCACGACGCTCGCCGTAGACGGCGGCCTGCGAGAGGTCGCCGAAGAGGCAGGCCACCTCGCCGCTCGAATCATCGAGCGAGGAGTGCATGCTTGAGACCAGCGTGACGGGGTATCCGAGGAACCGCTCGCCGAAACCAGCGGCCACGTCGCTGGACGAGTTGCCGCCAGGGCCGCTCGCACCACCGGGGAGCATCGCGAGCCGAAGCATCGCCGAGCCCCAGCCAGCGGGACTGATGAAGAAACGGGCCGACCTACGCGCGTACGTCGGGAGCTTGGCGACCATGTCAGTGAAGTTCTTCATCGTCAGTTCGCCGTAGGTGTCCTCGGTGCCGTTGGTCGTGGTGACGACCGACGCCGAGTGAGCAGCCTTGACGATCTTCTTCGTGATGCCCTCGACACCGTGGTAGGTCGAGGTTCCGTCACCGACGAAGCCCGCGTTGTCCACCGCCTCGGCGAACGCCTGGGCGATCTCGACCGCCATGAGGTCGGCGAGGTCGATCACGGAGTCTTCGAGCAGCGAGTTCGGGGTGCGATTGGCGACGCCCCAAATCTTCGCATTGAGCTCGACGTTGTCGAACGTCACGTCGGAGGTCAGCACCTCGGCGTTCTCGCCGACCGGGCGAGCAGCGAGCCCGCCGGTGCGACGGGCGATCACGAGGGTGTCGCTGTTCATCGGGATGCGACGAGCGAACTGCGGATAGACGCCGTACTCCTCGACGAGCCGGATGATCTCGTTGCTGAGCTCGGGGCTGGTAAGGACACCGCCGAGCGAGTTGACGCCGCCCGCCTGGGCGCGGCTCTCGACGCCGTGATCGACGCACCACCGACGGGCCTCGGCGTCGCCGAACACATAGCCACGCAGGTGCATACCAGCGCGGTACGCGGACTCGGCCGAACGGAACGCCTTGAGCGGGCCGTGCGAGACAGGGATCGCGGGGACGGTACGCTTCTCCACGGGGCTCTCCTCGGTGACGGCAGCCTTCTCGACCGCCTTGGCAGGGGCACCACGCTCCAGAACGGCACGCAGTTCGAGCTCCTTCGCCTGCACGCGCTGCAGGAACTCGATCTGCTCGCGGAGCTTGTCGGCACGGGTCTCGAGCGAGCGGAGCGAAGCCTCCTGCTCCTCGGTCATCGGCTCAGCGCCGTCCTCGGCCGGGGTCTCGCTCATCGCTTCCATCTCGGCGACGACAGCGGCGAGTTCGTCGAGCAGTGCCTTGATCTTGTCCACGAGCGTGACTCCTTGGTCGGGATGCGGCGGCGCTCACGCCACCTATCCACGAACCTACGGAGCCAGACCGGCACCCATCCAGTCAGGACGGGGCGTTAGTAAACAACTTTCGACGCCGCACCTCGACCGCCAAGAGGGTCTGCTTGTCGGTCGCGCCGCACCTCGGACAGCGCAGATACCGCGTCTGGTAGTCGCCAGACCGCTGGCTCGACGCGATCACGTACACACCGGCCCGGCACTTCGGGCACGAGTCGCCACTAGCGGCCATGCTGGGTCAGGTACTCGCGGAGTTCTCGGGCACGGGCCGCCGCAGCCATGCGGCGATGAGTCTCGGCATCACGCTGACGGACGAACGCATCGTAGGAGCGCTGAGCAACTTTCACGTCAGTGTCGGGATAGGCCGGGAACGTAGTTGGGGAAACATCCAGCAACGAGTCGATAGCCCGTATCAATCTGACACTGCGTCCATCTTCGACGCTCCACTCGTCGCCGCCGCTCGGCACGGTGAACGAGAACGACGAGCCACGCACGATCCCGGCCCGGATGTTCGCCGCGATGTCCCGGCCGTAGGACGTGTCAGGCACCGGGAACTCATACCGCAGCCCGACCTCATCGACCTTGAGCGACAGCGTTCCGGGATACCTCGCGAGCGGGAAGTTCGCGTCGTGATTCCAGAGCGCCCGCGTCTCCAGCGGCTTCCGACGACCGCGACGCTCGGCGACGATGCCGAACGCACCGGGGTCGATCCGCTCGACGAAGTCGCCGAGGTCGAGGGAGAGCACGCCGAACTTCGCCGCGTAGCCGACGATGTACTCACGCTCGGTGCCGTCCTCGCTGCGGCTCTCGACCGCGAGCAGCGGGACCGCCGACTCGACTTCGTCAATCGCCAGACTGCGTCGCTCGATGTTCATCGTCGTGCTCCTTTCGCCTTCGTCTGCCGCGTTCATCTGCCGCACGAGCTTGTTCGCCCACGCCTGCCCGGCGTCCCCGCCCCACAATGCGTGCGCTATTCGCCCGTTCGACGGGAAGCCGTCCTCGCCGGGGCTCCAGCCTTCCGCCTGCCTGTTGCCTTGATGCCGGTCGAAGAACGCCTTCATCCGCCGAGCCGTCTCGGGGCTGATGTTCACTCCGTTGCTCAGGTCTCTCGCTCGGGCAACGCCGACTGCCGTGCCGCCTCGGCCGTACTCGTCGCGCCATGCGAGCCCTTTGGCAGCCTCCTCACGCACGCCCGACGGCGGCGAGAAGTCGATATGGTCATACCTAGCCGCCACGTCGTCGCCTCCGTGGCTTCGCCCGTGGCTCCTCCGCAGGCGGCGGCTCGGGGAGCGGGTCGATCTTCGTGAGCGTCGCCACCTTGTGCCCGACTTGCGTGTCGGTCGGACGCCACCCGCCGCTGACTTCCTCGTACACCGTGATGAGCGCCGCCGGGTCGTCCTCGGTCGAGTCGATCTTGAAGTCGGTGCCCGGCACATCGAGCGTGCCGTCGCCCATGACGTAGTCGATGCGTCCACGAGCTCGCCCGCCAGACGAGCCCCACGAGACGAAGTCGCCCTCGGCGACGGTGCCGGGCTCGGCTCGCTCTTCGAGCGACCTCGCGGGGGCGTCTTCGACGACCGGCACCGGCTGCGGCTGCGCATCCGCTGCTGGCACCGGTTGACGCTCGACCACCCCTGCGAGGATCGCGTCGATCTGTGCGGGCGGGATGCTCGGGAACGACGCGGCGATCATCGCTGCCGCACCCTCGCGGGTGACCAGACCATCGGAGATCGCTTGCACGATCGCGATGAGCCCGGTGATCTGGGCACCGTTGAGCGAGACCTCGGCTACTTGGGGCGTGGCGTCCTCGACGACCACCTCCTCGACGACCGGAGCGGGCTCGCCTTCGGCTGCGGTCACGCCGCCCTCGACCGCTTGGCCGTCGATGCCGCTGCCCTCTTGCTGCTGGGCGAGTACGTCATCGACCGACGGCGGTGCCCCGAGCGTGCCCATGTTCAGCGGGCGATACCGCTCGTCGCCGCCCTCGACCGGGTTGCGGTTCTCCAGTTCGAGGATGTCGTTCGTCGAGAGTGCCCCGATGTCCCACATCGCCCGGTAGTACGCCGAGCGGCTCGCGGCGTCGCCACGCATGAGCCC